TAGACACTCCGATTGAAGGACATAGTAAAAAACCCGATGAAACAAAAAAAAGAATTATTGCGTTACTCGGTGATTTACCACGAATAGAGTTATTTGCTCGACAAAAGACCGAAGGTTGGGATGTTTGGGGCAATGAAGTATGAAAATCTAATGGGATTTAAAAAGGAGGATTAAAAATAACTAAATGACCTTCTGCGCTAAGAAAACGACCTGCGAGCATATCAAGGCAATCGAGGCAAGATACCGTGAGTTGCTCAGGCGGTATCTAAAGCTGGTAAGGCGCATAACTGAAAGAATGGAATAGGAAACATTGACAACACACAACACAAAGAGTAGTATCAATCATGGCTAAACTCAAAAATACTAAATATGAGATTTTCGCGCAAGCTGTAGCAAAAGGCATGAGCCAAAAGGATGCCGCAATCAAAGCAGGCTACAGCCCAAAGACTGCAATCCAACGTGGGTCTCAGCTCTTTACAATGTTAAACATTCAGCGCAGAATAAATGAATTACTTGAAAAGGCTGCCGATAATACAATAATGTCAGTAATTGAGCGCAAGCGTAAATTGACAGAACTTGGGCGCGGCAACCTGGGCGACTACCTTGTTTGTCCACCTGACGGGCATCCTACAATAGCATTTGACGACGACACTCCGAACAAAGGCGCGGTAGCCGGGCTGGAGCAAACGATTGTAATCAGCAAAGATGATATTGAAGTTCGTAACCGCAAGATCAAGCTGCATGACCCAGTCAAAGCGATTGCCGAGCTGAACAAGATGGACGGCGCATATCCGAAACAGGAGCTTGATATCAATTTGCATAATGTGCAGGTGATAATGCCGGATAACAAAAGGAAAAAATAGAAAGGACAACATGAGGAATAAACAAGCCAAGATACTCAAAGACACAGCGCAGCAGATATTCAACATCATGCTAAACAAATCAAAGCGCAAGATCGCTGCAAAACAATACTACAAGCTTGACACCGGACAGCTTCTTAATGCGTCATATATCAGATTGTATCGCAAGATGAAGCGTTTGTACTCGCGCGGATTGCGTGAACAGGAACTTATAAACGCTACGATTCATAACTATAAGATTTAATCTAACGCAAAGTGGAAGGTGTGATCAAAGATGAAACCATATTATGACCATAACGGGATTGTCATATATAATGCGGACTGTAGAGAGATACTGCCGGAGCTTGAGCCTGTTGATCTTGTCCTCTGCGACCCGCCTTATGGGATTGGGGCTGATAATGCTCAGAACTCAGCAGCGGAACAGCGCAAGAAAGCGAACGGCAAGAGTAAAGCTGGTCGCGGATATAAGGATTATGGTGTGACTAATTGGGACAGCTCAAGACCACCTAACGAGACATTTGCTATAATCCGAGCATCCTCAGACCATCAAATAATATGGGGCGGTAATTACTTCGCTGATATACTACCCGCAACTATGGGGTGGCTCGTTTGGGATAAAGGACAGCGAGGATTCTCGCTTGCTGATGGAGAACTAGCGTGGACGAGCTTTCAGAACGCTATGCGTATTAAAACAGTAGCAAGAGGAAGGGCATTGCAAGACGGGAAACAGCACCCTACACAAAAGAGTTTAGATATAATGGTCTGGTCTATAGAATACGCAGACAGGCACGGACAAGCCCAAACCATCCTCGACCCCTTCATGGGTTCAGGCACTACGCTTGTTGCGGCAAAACAGTTAGGGCGCAAGGCTATAGGCATTGAACTGGAAGAGAAATACTGCGAGATAGCGGTCAAACGGTTACAACAGGAGTATTTAGCATTATAACAATGACCGAGACCGACACAATCACGCTTGCGCCTCAGGACGGACCGCAGACAGCATTCTTTGAATCGCCTGCCGACATAGTCATATATGGCGGCGCGGCCGGCGGGGGAAAAGTAGTAGCCAATAATGGCATAGTTCTTGCGCCTCACGGATGGAAGCTCGGATCTGAATTGTGCGTGGGTGACTTGCTTAATAATCCAGATGGTTCTATCCAGCGTATCATACAAATTAAACCCGAAGTATATCTTGACAAATGGGTGGTAGAATTCTCGGACGGAACATCAACCGACGTTGCCGAAGATCATTTATGGCTTGCGTGGCGCGGCAGAAAGGGACGCAAGATAAATAACAGGCGCGTATTTGGAGAGCCTTCGGCGGAAGTAGTAGAAACCAAGGCTTTGCTTGACTGGCTAGAGCGCGGATATGCACCTCAGATACCTGTTTGCAAGCCTCAATCATTTAATAGGACAACAAAAGAATCGCATAAAATTGACCCTTATCTGCTCGGTGTGTTGCTCGGCGACGGATGTATAACAACGAAGCAACCTACAATATCATGCGGAGAAAGCGACAAGGAACATTATAGACGTATATTTGGCGATATAGATACGGAGTATGGAACTCATAACAATATAAGATTTGTGGGGGAAAAAAGAAAGCGGCTTATCGAAAAGCTTCAACTACACGGCTTGTTTGGTACAAACTCAAAGACGAAATTCATACCGGAGGTTTACAAGTGGTCGTCTATTGAGTCGCGTAGGCAGCTTGTAAAAGGGCTTATGGATACCGATGGATGGTCAGCAAAAGACAAGAACGCTTGCTATTATGATACCGTAAGCAAGCAGTTGGCAGACGATACCGCGTTTGTGTTGCGCTCGCTTGGCGCGATTGTCACCATTACTATGTGCAATGATGTATATCATCTGTATATCAGAATCGAATACCCAGACACGCTGTTTTCCCTTGCGAGAAAGAAGCAAGGCGAGTTCGGGCGCAACCTTGTTCAGAAGCGAGTTGTAAGCGTGACCGTGAACGGCAAGATACGAGGACGGTGCATAACCGTATCAAATCCTAACGGCTTGTATATAACCAATGATTTTATTGTGACGCATAATTCCTACGCCCTACTGCTAGAAGCTATCCGGCATATCGACAACAAAGACTTTCGCTTCACCTTGTTCCGCCGTACACAGCAACAGCTCTCAAAAGCCGGCGGTTTGTGGGACGAATCGCAAAAGATATATTCGCTTGTCAATGGCGACGCGCGTGAGATGGGTCACAAATGGACATTCCCGTCAGGCGCAAAGGGCGATTTTTCCGGTATGCAGTACGAGAAAGACAAGCTCGATTTTCAGAGCGCGCAGATATGCTACATTGGATTTGACCAATTAGAGCAATTCACGGAGTCGCAGTTTATGTTTATGTTGTCGCGTAATCGGTCTGTGTGTGGTGTTGACCCCTATGTTAGGGCAGCAGCGAATCCCGAACCTGGCTGGCTTGCAGATTTCCTTGCATGGTGGATTGCAGACGACGGCTACGCTGATATGTCGCGCGCAGGCAAACTGCGATGGCTTATACGCGATGGCGACAAGATACTATGGTTTGACACGCAAGCGAAATCGATCGCAGCGTTTGGGCGCGATAAAGAGGGCAACCCAACGATACCGCCGCTATCAGTGACGTTTATACCAGCGTCAGTATATGACAATAAAATACTACTTGAAACTGACCCGAAATACATCGCTAACCTTATGGCGTTGCCGTCGATGGAGCGTAAGCGGTTGCTTGGTGATCGCGTGCGTGGCGGCAACTGGCACATCAAGCCAGGCGGTACTAAGTTCAAACGCGAGTGGTTTTCTGTTGTTAATGACTATCCGCACGACGCTATTGCTGTCCGATATTGGGATTTGGCTGCAACTGCACCAAAGAAAGGCAAGAACCCTGATTTTACTGCAGGATGCCTCATGGTAGCAAAGGCTGGGCAGTATTGGATTGTGGATATGCGCCACGACCGGCTCAATCCTGCAGCAATAGAGAAGCTTTTGGGTGCAACATGGCAACAGGACGGAAACGACATACCTATTCGGATGGAACAAGAGGGTGGTTCGTCGGGCAAGATAAGCGTACAGTATTTTGCCCGACACGTCCTTGTCGGTGCTGACTTTGCCGGCATACCAAGCACAAAGAGCAAAGAGATACGCGCAAACCCTGTCAGCGCGGCAGCAGAAGCCGGTAATGTGTTCATGGTTCGCGGTGAGTGGAACAAGAATTGCCTGGACGAGCTTGAATCATTCAGCCCTGAGTGTGACCACGATGATCAGGTAGACGCAATATCAGGTGCATTCTCGTTTTTGAGCTTGCAATTTCTTAATCCGTCTGTGTATAGTGACAGCACAGATCAGAACTACGCTGAGAAAGTGATTGATGATAAGATTGAGGCGTTGCTTGCTGATATGACACCGGAAGAAAGGGCAGAAGCGATACGGGTTATCAACGAAGAAGGATAGAAAGGGCGATATGAACAAAACTGCTAACCAAGACCAGTATATAGATAGCGTACACTCAGACCGCAGAACAGCGATGTGCGAGTGCATGGTGAAGGCGGTAACAGATGCCTGACGAACCAACGAAAATCGACCGTTTAAAGCAGCTTATTCTTGACCGCAAGAAAAATAAACAAGATATGCTTGACAACAGATACCAAGATTTGCAAGAATACACCGAAAGTCAACAAGAGCGCGATGAGCGTATCTTGAAAAATAATAGTGCTTGGGCAAAATTATAGCGACTGTGTTGCGCCACAATTACAGGAGCTATACAATGGGCATCTTAAAAGACGCAATCGATAAATGGACAGACCGCACAGCGGCATATAAAGACCTAACGCGTGTAATCTCTGGCTTGACCGGCAGCAATAAGATGATTGGTCAATTCATGGGGCGCAAAGAAATCTCAGACAAAAACGAGGCACTTAATCTATATTCGTCATGGGTTTATACAGCAGCTAACCGCAACGCAAACGCTGTAGCATCAGCAAAGCTCAATCTATACGCAACACGATCAACAGGTGAACTACCCGCCGGGCGCAAATACGGGCATAGTATAGGCAAGACAGTTGACGCAGAAACATTCAAACGACTAAAAGCGTCAAACTCAATGAACGGTCGTCTTGTCGGTGCAGATGAGGTTGAGCATATAATCGATCATCCTTATCTTGATATGATGCAAAACGTCAACCCGCACAAGAACGCATTTGAAACAATGCAGGCATTGAGTTTGAATATTGACCTTGGCGGTGACAATTACTGGTATATTGACCGTTCAGGGCTTAACGGTACACCAATAGAGTTTTGGACACTGCGACAGGATTATGTGACTGTAGTTCCTGATTCAAAGGATTTCATCAAAGGGTATCTGTTCGGTCGTCCTGGCGCAACGCAGAAGATAGCATTTGAGCCTGACGAGATAATACAGTTTCAGCGTGTCAACCTACTCAATCCCTGGTACGGCATGGGGCGCGTAGCAGGCGCGCAGAACGCTATCCTTGGTTATCGCTCAATGGAAGATTACGAAGCATCTGTCACGCGTAACAACGCTATTCCTGCCGCTGTTATCCAGTACAAGGGAGGCAAGCTCGATTCAAAGCGACGCAAAGAGCTTCTTTCAGAATGGAATAACGCGTTGCGTGGCAATGGCAGATCTGGCTCGTCATTTGTTGCTGATATGGATTTTGATGTCAAGACGCTCGCAATGAACCCGCGTGATCTGAGTTTCCTACAGGGGCGCAAGTGGCGGTTCGATGAAATCATAACAGCATTTGGTCAGACCGGCGCGATGTATGACGAGAAAGCGAACAGAGCAAACATTGAAGGCGCAATCCATTTATGGGAGAAATGGGAAATCACACCAACACTCCAACTTATAGAACAGAAAATCAACGAGAAGCTTGTTCCGATGTATGGCGAGCCGCGCTTGTTTGTTGCGTATGACCCTATTATTCAGCGCGACAGAGCAGAGGTCCGCGACGACGAAAAATTATATCTTGAGAATGGTATGCCTATCAATCGAGTTTTAATGCGCAATGGGTTCGAACCCGTCGAAGGTGGCGACATAGGCTATATAAGCAATTCAAAAATTCCGATAGGGAGTGCGGTGGTGTCCGAGCCAGCAACAGTCAAACAAGCTAATACAATAAAGCAAAATCTGCAGAGCAAGAAAACTGCTCACTCACCTATTCGGGATTCTTACAGAAAAAACGTGTCGAGGATGTATCTCAAAGCTGACCCTGGCGGTTTATCCGGCGGCGCAAACAAACCGCTTTCAAAGCCTGAGAAATCAATCAATGATGGCATCAAGACGGTATTTAAAGATCAAGAGCCACTCGCAATCGCCGCTGCAGCATCAGCAGTAGGTGCTGATTTTCAATTTCTGCTTGGCGAAGAATGGACATTCCGCACAGCCGACGCTATCCGTCCAGGCGTAACAGCATCAGCAGTAGCCGGAGCAAAGCGTGGCGCGCAGCAAGTAGGCGTTGTTGTAACTGACTTTATCGACCGCCCAACAGTCCAGAATGTACTTAAAAACTCAACACTTGACTTTGCGCTCGCTATTAACGCCAGTACAGAGCAAGCATTGCGTGAAGCTATTGCAGCCGGACTCGAAGCAGGCGAAAGCATACCAGAATTAAAGAAGCGTATTGAGCTTTTATATGATGGCTGGAAAGACTGGCGCGCAGAACGTATCGCACGAACAGAATCAATCAGGGCTTTAGAATTGGGGCGCATCCAGCAATGGAAAGAAACCGGCGTTGTTGCCGGCAAGATATGGGATGCAAACGGTGACGCTTGCCCGTTCTGTCTTGATATGGATGGAAAGTATGTCGAACTTGGCGAGCCATATTTCACGCCTGACGGTCCTGATCAGGTGGTAGAGTTTGACGGCAAGGAAATAACGCTGCAACATAACTACATGACTGTTGACGCTCCTCCGCTTCATCCTAATTGCCGATGTTCTGTGCAGCCCGTATTGATAGAAAGTTGATATAATGACAAAGAAAATAAGAGTTAATTATCTTGATAATGACGCGAAAGATTGGGTTTTGTATAACAAGAAAACAAAGAAGAAAATCACAAACGTAATCATTGGCGACATTTCACTGCGTGCTTATAAGCGATGGGTAAACGGTAAAGACCATACAAAAGGAACGCAGTTTGTAGAGGATGTTGATCTTGAATGGACACGAAAATAAAGACCGTCGAGGAGCGTCTTGACTTCCTTGAAAAGCAACGCGATATATTCGCTACATCATGGTATGAAACAACAATGATGCTCGTTATGGCTTTAAATGAAATAGCAGAAATAAAGGACAAACTAGAAAGGACAAGATTATGAGTATGAGAATATTATGGCATAGTGTACCACCTCGCATATTTACGGGGTACGGTGTTCAAGCTTCGCTCTTTGTCAATGGAATAGCAGACGGAGGGCATGAGATAGCTGTCAGCGCGGCGATTGACCAATATCACAATGCAATGGTTGATGGTGTATTTCACTTTGCATCTGGACCGCGTGTAAATCTAGGCAATGACTTTATAAGCGGTCATATTCTGGCTTATAAGCCTGATATTATTATCAGCATGGTAGATTCATTCATCATGGATGCCGACAAGTTCTGCAATCAGCCCTGGTACGCATTTGCAATGGTTGACAGCGCGCCGGTTCATCCTGCACGAGTGAAAGCGTTGCGTAAATGCACAAAGGTCATTGCACCGACGCATGATGCGCAGCTATTGCTTGCCAACGAGGGCATTGATTCCTATTATGTTCCGCTTGCATTCAACCCTAACGATTACTTTGTCACAGATCAAGATGAGTGCCGCAAGGAGCTGTCGTTGTTATGGGGTGTCGATATAGGCGACAGATTTCTTGCTGTGAATGTATCAGCCAATATGAGCAGACCAAGTAGAAAGAATTTCGGAGGGTTGTTGAAAGCATGGAGTCAGTTTGTCGATGGGCGCACAGACAATCCGCTGCTTTATATTCACACAGAAACAACGGGAATGCTCACAGGCGGCGAGGACTTAATGATGTCAGTTGAATTATACGGCGTTAAAGATTCAGTAATTTTCGCTTCGCAATATCAGTACAACACAGGAATGTTTTATTCTGATTATTTGCGCAAGGTGTATAATGCTGCTTCTGTGTTGTGTCATACGGCTATGGGCGAAGGTTTCGGGTTGCCAATAGTAGAGGCGCAGGCGTGCGGTTGCCCGGTGATAGCTCCTTGTTTCGGTGCAATGAAAGAAGTGTGCAAGACCGGTATTTGTTCAGATGGTATAATGCACATGTACGACCCGGGCGCAGAACAGATTATTGTTAATGTTGAGGAGATTGTGGAAGCTCTTGAAAATATGGCTGATGGTATGTTTTCAGATTATGAGCAGCATATAAGTGATCGCGTTGCTGAATATAGAATTGATAATGTAATGAAAGATAACATGTTGCCGACATTAAAGGCAATCGAAAGCGAGGTAAAGAAATGAAAACAAAAATGAGATTATTTAACCTATTGCCGGCACTTGAGCAAGAAATGCAAGATTCGATAGGGCTTGCTCTTGAGGAACTTGAGCTGTCGCTGGATACTGCCGTTGTCAAGCGTGTCGCTGGCATAGCGCAGAAAGCCGAAAGCGATGGCGAGAAAAACAAACGCATCAAGATACTTGCATCAACCCGCGAGATTGATCGCGACAATGAGATTATCTTTCCGAAGGGAATGGATATATCACAATTCAAGATGAATCCAAAGATTCTGAATGGTCATGATTTCAGTAAAGATCTGCTTGCAAAAGCTATTTCTGTTTCCCGTACTGAGTTTGGGATACCAATGACAATCGAATTTGCACCGACAGAAGAGGGCGAAAAGTTCAGGATGTTGTCGCAGTTTATGCCGTTGACATTTTCGATAGGGTTTATCCCGACAGATGTTTTGTTGCCGCGTGACCCTGGATTCGGTGACTTGGTAAAGCAGTTGAATGGCAGTTGGGATGAGTT